ATGGTTCGGTTCAGCACTTGGATTGGATGGACGACTGGAACAAAGATGTTTTCAAAACGTCTATGGAAATTGACCAGCGCTGGGTCATACAGCACGCCGCAGACAGGCAAGTACATATAGACCAAGCTCAGTCATTGAACGTGTTCTTCCGCCCTGATAGTCATATCAAGTATATCCATGCTGTGCACTTTATGGCTTGGAAAGAAAAGCTGAAGACTATGTACTACTGCCGTTCTGATAAGATTGCTAAGGCAGACAAAGTGGCTAAACGTATTGAACGTGAAGTCATGAAAGAAATCGACTTGACCGCTATGACTGGCGATGAGTCTGTTTGCTTGGCTTGCGAGGGATAAAATGGACGCTTACGATATCTATCATAAGATCCAGAAATACTGGATGGCGCTCGCTCCTAAAAACAGCGGCGAGCTGCCGAAATCTAAGAAGCCTATCAAGGTAATTGTATTAACTGATGATGGATATCGTGAAGTTCGCGGTGTCGTGATAAACGACGAATGCATAGAACTATTACTGGATAACGAATAATGGTAAAGAAACAACACAAACTTACGCAAGAGCGTACACACTTTAAGCCGTTCAACTATCCATGGGCGTATGACGCTTGGCTCAAGCATGAGCAAGCTCACTGGCTTCACACCGAAGTACCCATGATGGAAGACGTTAAAGACTGGAAGAAGAAGTTGACTAAAGAGGAAAAGACCTTCCTCACTAACATCTTCCGATTCTTCACACAAGGCGATATCGACGTCGCTGGCGGTTACGTCAAGAACTATCTACCACACTTCCCTCAACCAGAAGTCCGTATGATGCTTCTAGGCTTCGCCGCTCGTGAAGGTTTGCACATCGCTGCTTACTCACACTTGATCGAAACTCTAGGTCTACCTGAAGTAACGTATAGCCAATTCTTGGAATACCAAGAAATGAAAGACAAGCATGACTACGTTTTGGAGATTGCTTCTAAGACTGGTGACCCTACTGACACTGCTACACACATCGCTGTGTTCTCAGCGTTCACTGAAGGTATGCAGTTGTTCTCGTCATTCATTATGCTGTTGAACTTCCCTCGTCACGGTATGATGAAGGGTATGGGTCAAATCGTTACTTGGTCTATCGTCGATGAAACTATGCACACTGAGTCGATGCTTCAGTTGTTCAAGACGTACATCAAAGAGAATCCAGAAATCTGGAACGATGAACTCAAGGGTCGTATCTATACCATCGCTGAACGTATGGTTGAACTAGAAGACAAGTTTATTGACTTGGCTTACGAAACAACTGGCGGTTCCATGCGTGACCTAAATAAGGAAGACGTCAAACAGTATATCCGTTACATTGCGGATCGCCGTTTGATCACTATGGGTCTTAAAGGTATTTTCAAAGTCAAGCGTAATCCATTACCTTGGGTTGAAGAAATGATCAATGCACCTGTCCACGGTAACTTCTTTGAGAACCGAGTTACGGACTACGCAAAGGGTGCTCTATCTGGTTCTTGGGATGAGGTTTGGGCATGATTGACCAACTTAATAAGAAAATAGCGGAAGGTGTACCTGCTTACGTTCACCGAGCTATTCAACCAACGTTCGAGTGGAACACCGTTGTTGGGTATATCGCGCATTGTTCTGATAACGCTTTGGGTGAGCCTGTTGGTATCTTAAACTACAGACTACCTGTAGCTGAACAGATTGACAGCATTCGCCCTGTTATGGAATATCTGAACGAAGGTATTGAACGTAAGATTATCGGCGCTGATATGTATGCCACTCTAACAACAAAGAGCGACGTTAAATACTGCGGTAAGAACGATGTTTTACTTTGGAACGTTCTTGGGTATAGTGCACTTGATGTTGTTGATCAAGAACTAACAGTTGAACCAGGAGATATTGTATTCATCCCCAAGGATACAGAATACAAATTGAACCCTTTGGGACATAGAGCGTTTGTAGTATTCAGCCTAGAATAAGGAAAAGAAAATGGCAGTAACTAAACACTTTGAGTGTCGTGCCTGCGAAGCGGAAGGTAAGATCGTATTGAAGGGAACTGATCACCAGTTATCCGATATCGTCTATTGCCCTGTTTGCTCTGGCGACATTTACGAGGAAGAAGAGTTCGACGACGAGGAGTAATAAATAGTTCACTATGTGGACTTATAACTCTGAAATCGTTGAATCATTACCCGATGACTGTGTCGGATTCGTATATAACATTACGAATCTGACTACAGGTCGTCAGTATATCGGTAAGAAGCTGGCTAAGTTCAGCAAGACTTCTTACAAGACCGTCACGTTAAAGAACGGTACTAAAAAGAAAAAGAAGATCAAGTCAAAGATTGACTCTGATTGGATGGAATATTATGGCTCGTCTATCGAGCTCAATAAAGATGTAGAGTCTCTCGGCAAAGACAAATTTGCGCGAGAGATTTTGTTTTTCTGCAAATCAAAAGCTGAGTGTTCTTATATCGAGGCTAGGGAGCAGTTTACAAGAAGGGTGTTAGAATCCGACGACTACTATAACGGTCAAATCTCCGTAAGAGTCCATGGTTCTCATATCAAAGGAAAGCTATGAAATATTTACTATTCGCTATTGCTTTAGGGCTATCAACAGTTGCTGAGTGGTACGCCATCGTCGGTCTGATGGCTATCTTCGCATCAGCGCCAGTACCTATTGCTATCATGGGTGCGCTACTAGGCGCAGCCAAACTTGTCATCGCATCTTGGTTGTACCGTAACTGGAAAGATATTCCCAAGCTGATGAAGATTTACTTCACAATCTCCTTGTTGATTCTGATGTTCCTAACATCCATGGGTATCTTCGGCTTCTTATCTAAGGCTCACTTGGATCAGGCTGTACCGTCAGGTGACGTTGTGGCTAGGTTAAACATTGTCGAAGACAAGATCAAAACCGCCAAGGAAAACATCGAGGCTAACCGTAAAGCTCTTAAGCAAATGGATGAAGCCGTGGACCAAAGTATGGCTCGTTCTCAAGACGAGAAGGGTGCCGACAAAGCCGTGGCTATCCGCAGAGGGCAGCAAAAAGAACGTCAACGTCTACAAGCTGAAATCGCCTCTGAACAAACTGGCATCGCTAAACTAAACGAAGAAGCCGCACCTATCCGTAGCGAAGTTCGTAAAGTTGAAGCTGAGGTTGGGCCAATCAAGTATATCGCCGCTGTAATCTACGGTGACCAACTAGGCGATGACATCCTAGAGAAAGCTGTACGCTTCGTCACTATGATGATCGTTGCTGTGTTTGATCCATTAGCCGTTCTGCTTCTAATCGCCGCTAACTGGCAGATGAAGAAGGAAGCCGCTGTAGATGAACTAGGTATACCTGAAGCTCCAACGTATATTCCTCCAGAGCCTAAAGAAGACCCAGTTCAAGCCGATGCTAGTGATGAACTAACGTTCGATGAACCGAGACCAATATCAGACTTCCCTGAACTTCAAGCCATCGTTAAGAAGGGTTTAGCCGATGGTACTTTAGTGCCCATGGGTAAAGAAGAACCTAAGAAGGATTGGGAGCCTGAACTTTATGCTAGAGTCCAGGAACAACCTAAGAAGGAAATGGGTCGTTACGAAGCTGAACTAGCTGCGCAAGCCGCCAAGAAGAAGACCCAATCATTCCTAGATAAAGTGGGGACAATCGAAGGTGACGTGGAGAAGCTCCAAGATGAAGCATGAGTGTAAGGTTTGTGGAGCGTTGAATCCAACGAAAGACCACTGCAAGGATTGTGAAACCCTAAATAGTTTGTAGTGATGTAACACTAGGAATACCAATGTACAAAAAGATCGCAATCGCGGTACTTTTTGCTATGGCTACAATACCGACCGACGCCCGTGTGAAAGCGAAGGTCGCTGACTCGACTCCCCGCAATTTAATATGGCTGCACTATCATGGATAAGTGCAGTCTTCAGCACATGTATCATGCTTGGATGCAAGGGAACGAACACTACGTTCGTGACTGGCTTGCATTCGTAGACTGGGCAGCGCATCTGAATAACACAACAAACGAACGTGTTCTTCAGGTCTTACAAACTACCAACTGGTTCAAGAAACCTCAGGAGTAAGACGTGGATCCGCTAACCCTGTTTATGCTGGCAAACTCCGCAGTGGCTGCGGTGAAGCAGGGGTGCAAGCTCTATAAAGACATCAAAGGTGCCGCAGGGGAAGTCAAAGACGTTCTCAAAGACCTTGATGCTCAGTTCAGTAAACTGCATCCGCCTGAGAAGCCTCCTACAGTAGAACAAAAACAACAGTTCATTGAAGAGAAGAATAAGGTCAAAGAACTAAACAAGAAAGCCAACGAAGGTCAACACGACGGCATCTACCGTGAGATCGGCGATCACCTAGGAACATACTACGACAACTTCTATAAGTGCTTGGCTATTATGGAAGAAGAAGAGCGTAGAGCTGAAACTGAAGTATACGAAGGTGATGCGTCATTGGGTAAACGTGCCCTTCAACGTGTACTAATGCGCAAGCAGTTGGAGCAAATGTCCGTTGACTTACGTGAGCTTATGGTTTACCAAAGTCCACCTGAGTTGGGCGCTCTATACACTGAAGTAGAAGCCATGATGAAACACATGGGTCAAACCCAGCGTATTCTCATCAAGAAGAAAATGAAAGACCAAGACATAGCTATTCGCCGTAGAAAGCAACGTCTTCAAAGATTGCGTACTGAGATAGCAGTAGGTATTAGTGGATTGTTATTGGCTATCTGTATCGGTATGACTTTTGTTTATGTAATTGACGATAGAATCAAGAAGTATCCTCACCTCGGCAACGAATGGATACCTAAAACAGAAGAACAACGTAGATTGGACGCAGCTCCAAAGATTTGGACTGGAAGATGAGAGACAGCTGGAATAACCTTTTACAATATGGATTAGGATTCGCAACCGTATTAGTTCTAAGCATTGGAGCAAACATACTATACTGCTTGATTGCTATAAGCGTATTGATACATAAGTTCTTACACTTTATAAAATAAAAAAGGGAGCGTTAGCTCCCTTTTTCAACATCCAGAAGAATTACTTCTTCTTGTCTGATTCAACTTCGAGTTTCTTATGAACCTTCATCATCTTACACTCTTGTTTAGTTTTACCAGTCTTAGCGTCTTTAACTTCGACACAAACCTTCTGAGGTTCGTTGGCGCAAGCTGCAAAGATGAATGCGCTTAGTACGATTGCTAATAGTTTTTTCATGTTATTCCTTTTTGGCAAATTTTTCTGAGACAGTGAAACCCAAACCTGCGATTACGATATACATCATAGATTCAAACAGGTTAGGCTTCGCGGGGAAACCAAAGAATTGGTCTGCGATGTATGAAGCGCACACGACGATGAACGCCAGTAACGTTACTACACGCTTGCTGCTAACGGAGCCATTGACTCCATCGGCTAGCATACTAGATATCCAGTTCATAGCTCAGCTTGTGGAGGCTGTACTGGCATAGGTTTACCAGATGAGCTTAACACAACCTGTGGTGTGAACGCTGGCGCTGGAGCTTCATAGCGTACTGGAGCTGGAGGAGGCGGTGGAGCCGTCATCATTTTCTTAGTAGCTTCAAAGTTAGACTCAGCACGCTTCTGAGCTTCTAGCATAGCTTCCTTATCTTCCTTGGAAGTACCTGCCAACATAATACCTGATAGAGTACCAGTCAGGAATGTGGCGATAGGAACAATAAGCTCAAAGAACTTTTGGTCGATAGGGCTGATAGCGTTCAACGGTTGTGTTACGAAGATCAATGAGTATAGAACAACGAACACGATACCGAATAGTGTAAGTGATAGACAGATACCAATGAAGAACTTCAGGCGAGCCATCAGTTGTTCTTCAGTGTAAATGTATGGTTGATTATTTTCCACAGTTCGCTCCTTGTGAAGGTGTTGCTTGAGCCACTGCTGGCACAGGTGTAGAGTTTGCTTTAATGTCATCTTTAGGAGGTCCTAATCTTGGGTCACGTTGACCTTTAAAGATGTGTTCAGGGCAAGTACGGTTCACATCACATAAAGGCATTTTACAGAAATCTTTATCCCAGTTAGCGGGATCTTGGCAAGGGTAACGGTAACGGTCGCCGCTACACATAGCCAAAGTTAAAGGTAGCAATAACAAAACGAATAAAAACTTTACTAGCTTTTTATCATTCATTGTTATACTCCAAGTACATGTAGGGCGTGTTCGTAGTGTTTGATACGATCTTCTAGACCGATAGTTCCACCGTTGATACGCTTGGTCAGAGTAAGGATATCACCTTTGTCCGCCCATTGATTTAGGTTGTTAGTTTCCCAGAACCAGCAAGCTGATTGGGCGGCACCTTCAAAAGTTTGTAGGTACTCTGAAGCTTCTTCCACTGTGATACCGATAGAAGCTGCGAACCAAGTATAGTTCTGCTTACCAGTAAGTTGGATTAGACCACGACCGCAGTAACGGAAACCGTCACCTGAAGCTTCGTCACCGTTACCCATACGACTAGCGTACACTTTATTGGCAATGGCTTCTTGCTTGTTTGGAAGCGCTGCGAACTGATTCGCAATTTCATCTGTGGGAAAATACTTCGGGAAAATCTTACGAAGAGTTGGAGCTTTGTAGTTCAAGTTCTCTTTAAGAACCATGAAACCGCCAGACTCATGAGCGCACTGCGCCACGAACGCTGCGATACGTTGTGGTGTGTTGATCTCATAGTCAGGTAAAAGCTGCGACAAGGCGTGATGCCAGTGTTCTACGTATGGATTTTTTGGAAGCAACTGTTTTAGTTGTTGTAAGGATAGTTCCATCTTCACTCCATGTTGTTGATAAAGTATGCATAATGCATATTGTATTTATGGTTTTTCCAAGTTTGGAAAGAATTACTTGACTTTTATTTGACTTTAATGTATACTATCGGTGTAGGGTTTGAAAATTAGGATA